AATATGATTTATTTGAAACTGTGTGTAAAATATGCAATATCAAAATTAAAGTTATTAAATTTATACTTGGTTGCAATTACCTTTCTTTGAATAAACTGCTTACTGGGTTCAGCAATCTTTGACCAATTGTTACGCAAACGATAGGAAAAATCTGAAGGAATAATTTCATGGGCAAAGCCTGAATTAACTTCTACAATTTGATCAATGTTGTTTAGGCTGTAATTAAAAGTATCAGTATCATAAAAATTTTGTAATAGGATATCGCCGACATTACCAATTGACTTATAGCTTAAAGCAAATCCTAATTCACTATCTCTAGTGCCGTTTTCGTTTACTAAGTATCCAAATAGTTTTGATCCAGCAAAATCAGTACTGGGATAATATGTTTGATCGCCAAAACTATTTCCATTCAAGTCAAATACTTCAAATAAAGGATTTTGATTTAAACTGAATTTCTGCTGTGCAATTTTCCAAGTGTCATTATGCCACCAATAGCTGACATTTTGTCTAGACACACCGCTAATTGCAACAACGCTGTCACCTTCTGCCATTGTATGTACTGGAGTTAAATGCACTTGAGCTATATTTGATCTAAAAGTTATTACTGTTCCAACTGGAACATCATTTGATAACTTATTGTTAAAAGTAATAGTGTTGTTAGTTGAATCGATTGATGTAATAAAAGTGTTTTCAGGAACATTAGTGCCTGTCACTGACATATTGATCAACAAGCCAGTAACTGTGTTGAGATACATCTCTGTATTGTTAATAGCTGCGAACACTGTTGTTGTTTTGTTAAGTGTTTGATCAGTATAGGGTTTAATGTTTTGAACAAGATAAATTTTGTTCTTTGTGTTCTCATATCTTTCTTGTACGAAAATAACATATGTGCCGTCTTCTAAGGCAACATTATCACTGTAGTAATTTCCGTTCGAATCAATCAAAACATAAGGACTATGGCCTTCAACTTGATTTGCTATGTCAGTAACTGTAGTATCAATGACTGTCACTGAACGAATATATTTTGTTCCATGATCCCAAAGTTTTAAATTTCTATCAAACTCGACAATTGGTCTAATAGCTCTATAGGTATTGTCTAATACAACTGCTGCTTTTGGATCAATGAATGTAGTCGCATATCTAATAACATCTTCATGGAACCATCTGTTTGTGCGACTCCAAGCGTTACCGTCAACACTGGCACGATTGATAACAACATAGTCTTTACGCAATGGTGCGTTTAAACTTAAATCGTAATTGATACTGTCATATGGTTCACCAGGCGCATCATATCCTGAACCTAAGTTGGGGTTATTTGGATCCGGTGTGATTAAACTTTCGTATGGAACTAACTGAATACCAACTCCAACACCTTCAACAATATATTCATTGTTTAGATAATCTCCTGGTATTACTGAGTCAGTAAATCTAATTTTTAATCCATTGGTGAATTTAACTCCATTGGGACTGTTATAATTTGGTTTACCTAAAATATCATTGATCTTAATAGTGCCTTTAACTCCCTGCTCAATGATTCTAATTTCACCGTATGCATTGGGATCAATGCCATCTTGATAGTATAGCACATCTAAAGGAGCAGTAATGTTAGGTACTTTATTAATGTTGTTTAACGTGTCTTTAAAGATAAACAAGTGCCCATATTCAACACCTTCATTAACAAAGATCTTAGTGTTTACTGGCCAATCTTTAATGTATGAAAGTCTAATAATTCCCTCAACATTACTAATCTGCCAAATACCTTTTCTCTTAGAAGCAGGAACATCAGCCCACTGGTCATCTTGTTCATTGTTTAAAATAATTGTTTTTGTTAAGAATTGATAGTTGCCATCAATTGAATTTGTTCTAGTAAATGTTTGATAATTAGCACCCTGTAACTGACTATATGACAAGTTTGTTACTTGGTCGACTGTTTCAAATCTTGTTATGTTCTCATAAAAAGATTGTGAATCAATTTTAGGAACATTAAAAGTAATGTTTCCGGCTTCGGCGCCATTGTTAACAACACCATAAACTTCTCTTGTGCTGATATTGCTTTGATAGTCTGCTGAAGAACTTAGTCCAGGAGTAGTTTGAATATAGAAAGGATGTCCAGGTTGTCCAACATTGAAAGTATAATTGCCGCCGCGAACCAATGTAATAACTGGGTTGATAGTACTTGGGAATTTGTCGATACTATATCCAACCTGACCAACACTTTGATTGATCATAGTCTGAGATATAATATCTGTTGCAGTTGGACGTGTAACTGAGAAAGTTTCAACAAGTGGTAGGCCGCCGCTGTTTACATCCAGTGTTCTTGGGCCATTTGGAACCCAGTAATACTTGCCGTAATTAATTAACTTGTCGAGATCTACGAACCCTTCGTAATTATAATATTCGTTTGCAAATAAACGACTGTGATCGTTAGTGATTCCACCTTCAAGTGTAATTGAGTTCAGCAAGTCCACGTAGTTAAATGCATTATCAATTTTGAAATTGTTAGTGTTGAATACACGCTTGTTAATAACAAGACCTGGCTCAAGTTGATAAAATTGACTGTAGCTGTCTGTTTCATTAACGTAAGCATCGCCCTGCTGATAAGCTGGACTGAGATCTTGACGTCCGATATAACCATACAATCTATCAAGGTTAGGCTCTTGAAGCAATTGATCCATGGTCGCATTTAAAAATCGACGATTGGTATTGCTTTGAAAAACTTTAGGAAGAAAGTCTAATGATTTTTTATCTACCATGTTATTATTAACCTATCCTATATTACATTTGACTTGCATTAACAGTGGCAACGCCACTTTGATTTATTCCAACATACACACCGCTTACAACTTGAACATTGTCTGCTGTTGCAGCACTGATTAATATCTCATTTGGTTGGCTACGTATTTCGTACAGATTGCCAAATGTACTATTAGGACTTGTAGGAATTAAAATAACACTGCTTAAGTATGTTCCCAATTTGGAATGCAAATAAGCTGAAAGCTCTGAGAAGTAAAAAGTCTGTCCAAAATCCCAATTTTCCAAGCTAAAGTAGTTGTTAATTTGATCAACTAACATACTCTTCAATTCATTATCACTTATCACAGTGTTTGGATTTTTAACAATTTGGAAAGTTGCTTGTAACGCTTGATCAGCTTTTTTGCCAAACAATGCTTTATACGTTCCCGAATTCAAAATCATTTCGTCACTGATCATTTTTAATGTCATCAGTTGAGCATAAGTGTTGTTAAGTGTTACACTGTCTAGTATAACAGGTTCTGTTAATGATCCAGTGTAGTCAGTGATATAGTTTCTATATGCTTCGTCGTAGCTGCGAGTTAAGATGTAGGTATCAATTAAATTGCTTGCAGCAGGATCAATACGACGACTGTCACTGGCATTATGACGATATTGGAATATCAAGTCTTGACGGCCTAGATAAGCACTGTAGTCACTGGTAACTTCAACAAGAGTATTTGCAACACCATTGCTGACAATTTGATAGAATTTTTTATCTGTTGTTGCATAGAATAATCTACCAGTTGGAAAATTATTTCTTACGTTGTCTATTGCTACTTTAGTAGTGTAATTGTAATTAATTGTACCACTATTCAGTAACTGAAATCTAATTAGATTATCATAGTCTAAGTATTTCTTATAGAATACATAAGTTGATCTATTGACAACTGATGAAAATATACTGGGATCTATTGGCAAATTAGTTGTGCTACTAGTTGGGAATGTAACTTGTACTTTAGTGCTATCAATATAACCGTCAGATTCTATACCATTTTGATACACTTCTAAGGTTACTACTCTAGGTAACTTAGTTGTACCTGATGTATTCAAATTAGTCTGTAGTAGCTTTATGTTATCTTTGATAATAGTATTTGTTCTGCTGTCATAAACAGGAGTAGGATTAGTGTTTAAGAATCTAACACTGTTAGTACTACTGAAAATATAGTCTAAGCCTCTGTATTTTACAGTATATTCAATACCATTAGTATTAAACAACAAGATCCAACTGCTGTCATTATTCAAACCTGCATAAGTTAATGAGAATGGGCTAGTAGAATCAACACTGCTAATTGGAACAATTTTCCATGGATCGCCAATAACAGTACTTGCATAGTCGTATCTTAGTGCAAACTCAACATTGTTTAGTATGTAAGTTGACATTGTATTGATTAAGGTATTGCCAAAATTAGTAGAGTAAGGAGCATATACTTCTGAAACAACTGCGCCAGTTGGTATATTTTCACTGACAGTCACTGCACCAATTGATCTACCTGCTAGATAAATTTGAGTGCTGCCGTCGCCAATTTGGCTATTGATTGTTGCCCATATCTCAGTTTTATCACTGGGCAACGAAGGACTACCTAAAATCAAACTGTTGCTGCTGTCAAAGTAATAGCCCAATGGTGCAGAAAACTTAATCAAACTTCCAAGTAATAGATAACGAAGAGCAGTTGAAGTAAACCCTCCAATTGCAGAATATGTTGTTGCGCCTGATTGAAAGAAAAAGCCAGTTGAAGTTGTTGTATCATCTGTTCTTCTCTGCCATAATATATCATTCAACACAATCTTAGGGAAATTTTGATAATAGAAATGCAAGTTACTCTTACTGGCAATGATAGGCTGTATCTCGCCAAATATAGTTTTTAAGACGTCATTACGACTACTAAAAGTAAAAGTAGTTGACTTTAATGTTTCGTTTTTGTAGAAGCTTCCATCGCTGCCAAACAAGTCAGTACTACTGTATTTTCCAGTTGGATCAATAATATCAAGATAACGACTAATGCCGCTGCTGTAACGATTTACTGATTTTACTTTGACAATGTCAGCAAATGTAGTATAAGGGACAATGTTGTAATCTTCGCCGTTGACCATACGTCCTTGTGAATAGAAATTCTGAGGAGCTTTGTCTTTAATTTCCTGTATTAGATCACGACGACTGCTGTTGGCTACAGTATACTGTAGACTTGCAGTAATAGTTAATTTTTGAGGGCTACCATCTTTAGCAATATATGGAATTACTACAGTAATACCAGACATATCAGCAGGACTTATTCTATAAGTTAACCCATTGCTGACTCTGAAGAATGTTCGATAATTACCCATTGGTATATTTGAGAAAGTATCATCGCCAAATACAAGATCAATTTGATCATTTGCACGAGTATTGACACTATACAGTGTTCTAATTCCTCGTGATGTGCTGTTGTAGATAGCATTACTTCCTGAAATAGCTGGTACTTTAGTCCATTGTGTTGAAAGATTACCAGCACTGTCTATTTCATAAAGCCAAATATCCTCGTTATTGATGTTTTCTAAATTTACTTCAATTGTTCTATTTGGGACCTTATCAGTTAATGCAAAATCTCTTTGATTCAACGCACCTTGTTTAAAATAAACAAAGTAACCTGAGTTATTGCTGCTGTTGCCAAGTCCATCATTTTGATAAACAAAACCAAAAGAACCCAGTGTGCCCGGCTCTTGCTCAGTGATTGCATTAGTATTAGTAATGCTTGCACTTAACATTTCAAAAGGCATTGATGTATCATTGACAAGTGCGTTAAATGGAAATACAGCAGGGCTTACTGTTGTAGGCACTGCAATGTTGTACTGCTCTGTTTTAATATTGTTAATTGTTTTGCTGGCAAAAGGTTTTCCAATACGCAAGCCTGAACTCAACGCTGCATTTAAAACAATGTTAAACTGACTTGACCAATCTAAGTTAGTTGAGTCATTCCAAATAATAGCAGTGCGGGCTAGATTCTTACTACTGTAATCAAATACAGTTTCAGTTGTGCTAACACTTTGAATCTTTAGCAGACCATTTGCAGTTTTATTGCGATTAGGAACATAATTTAATTGTTTGACAAGCTTTAATACTGAGTCCTTACGTTCTGCTGTTTCGAGGAAATTCTCACGGGCATTTAAGTCTGTACGAAAAGCAAGGCTTTGTGCTTGGAAAGCGATAAGATCAATGATTGCAATGAATTCACTAGACTCGATAAAATCGTTATAATCTTCAGCATAATATGTGCGAAGATAATCAACCATAACCTTGCGTATTGATTCAAAATCATATGATTGAAAATCTGCTTCACTAAAAGTAGTATAAAGCTTCTTCCAATCTTCAACTGCAAATAAGTTTGTTTGTCTGTTATTAATTGCCATTCTACTAGCGCCTCTATTATTATTTATGAGTTTTATAAAGTGGGCAGTTTTTAGTAAGTAGAATTAACAACTCCTGTTGTGCCATCAAATGCAAGATTCAAGCTTATCAGTTCGTTAGTACTTTTTATAACAATCTGTGCATCTAACAGTATCGCAGTACCTGATGTGTCTTGCTGCACACTGATTTGTTTGAGAACTGATATTCTAGGATCGCTGTTAATAATGTCAGTGATATCGTTAACAATAGCATTTTTTAATGCAGGAGTCAGCGGGTCAAACAATCTATCCCAAATCAAACAGCCAAAATTTGGATTCATTAACTTCTCACCCTTGCGAATATTAAAGTGATTAATGAGATCCATTACGATAATGTTGTTATCAGTCAATGAATAAGGTCCAAAGTTGTTGTCTTGGAGCCCAGTAATTTCTGTAACGCCGTTGTAGGTAAATTTTTTTGTACTGAAACCTTTATAGATTGCCATGATTAACTATTTACCTTAACATCCGCCACCACCTCCGCCACCACCTCCAGGTGATCCAGACGCAGCAGCACTGCCGGGTTCAGGAGCACTGGAATTGCCAGTGATTGGAGCAGTGTCTGAATCTGCTTGAGGAAGAGCATTACCTTCGTAAGTTGGGGTTCTATCTAGCCCAACACCAGCAGCAGTGCTGTCAATTGATCCTCTATCAAAATTATTTGTAGCAGTTTGCTCTCCCTGGAAACCCAATTCTAAACCAATATTAGTATTAACTGTATTTCTACTACCGTCCAGCCCTGGGCTTGTAAAAGTTGTTGAACTGCCGGTTAAATCTGTTCCGGTGATTGGTCCAATTTCACTATTGTACCCAACCTGGGCATTTTTTGCGCCTTCATTATAAAAGTCGCCCATTGTCATTGAACCGCTTGCAGAGAATGACCCATTGTTAATTGTTGGACCTGTTTCATATCCAACACGATTTACATATGGCAATCCACTCATTGAAGTTTCGTTTGAATTAGTGCCGTTGTCTAAGTAAAATGATTGACCA